ACGGGTTGCGGCTTATGCTTGGCTGCATTGTGGTTGCCGACGGGAGCTCCACGTCGTGCAGGCTGTGAAAGGTCGGTTTTCTTCGTGCGGTCAATGGAAGGCTGCATGAGCGTCCACATAACGTTGGCTACCTTGTTGTCGATAGCCGGGAGTATTCCGTCAAGGGCGTAGTCGGCAATAGCATCGTATAGCGCGAGTTGCTGCCGACGTGGCAGTTGCCGGATAGCGTCACGGAAGGAGCGGTAGAACATGAAGCCGCCCACGGTCTGTTCGTTTTTATTGCTCATAATTGAATGCCTTTCAAATATTCATTTACCTCACGCATGAAGTCGTCGATAGAGCGACATACGACATACTTGTATTCGTCCATACGCGTGAGTTCTTTCTGCCATGCTTTCTGCTCAACGGACTGTCGGGAATACTTCTCAGATACCTTCATCTCGATGAGCAGGGCATGGAAGTGCTGGTTTGGCTTCAGGAGGATGAGGTCGGAGACACCACTGATAACGCCTTCGTCCTTGAGCTTGGAAGCAGTCTTGCGGTCGCGGTAGCCGCCGTTGGGCACTGCGAAGAGGCGCATGGTGAGACGTGGATACTGATAGCGAAACCACTCTACGCATGCCACCTGCAGGTCGTGTTCCCGGTCGGGGTTGTGCGTGCGCTGGTGCTTGCGGCTTTTCTCCAGAAGTTCATCAAAGGTCGTCATATTTATTCTTGTTTTCTTTTTATCTTTCTCACAAGGTTACGAATGAGTCGTGCCCGATTGTATGCTGTCGTGGTGTCAATGCCATCGTAGAGCGTTGCAGCGTCGAGCAGGTAACGAGTGATGGTGTTGATGTCGGTCTTGCAGATGTCCATGGGCTAAGATGTTTTATCGGCAGACTTGCACATGACAGCTTCGTCGAGAGGGATAAAGCTATCAAGGAACGTGTCGGCGAGCTGGTCGAAGTAAGCCGTGTCCTTTGGTATATCATCATCTGAGTTCATTATCTCAGCCGCCACAGACTTCTTTTTGTTGATGAGTGAATAGATGGTGCAGTCGATGGTGGAGTGAGCGAGCAGATAATAGACAGTAACGTTGTCCTTCTGTCCGATACGGTGCGCACGGTCCTCACACTGGCAGCAGTCGGCATAGGTCCACGGGAGTTCGACAAACGCCACGTTGGAGGCAGCTGTGAGGGTGATACCGACACCGGCGGCGCGAATGGAACAGATGATGAGTTGCGTGTCGGGGTCGTTCTGGAAGCGGTCGACGGCAGATTGCTTCTCGAAACTGTTGTTGCGTCCGGTGATTTGCACGGCATGAGGGAAACGACGCTGGAGAGCGTCAACGATGTCGTGAATGGAGCAGAACACTATGAGCTTCTTGCCAGATGCAAGGAACGTCTCTATGAAGTCGGTAGCCTGTTTGAGTTTACCCATAGTGGCGATGGAGCGCAGCGTCATGAACCGCACAAGTGCCTCCATGCGCATCTTGCGCCTTATCTCCCAGTCGGTGCAACCCTTGTATTGTCGCAGATACTCGGCGAGGTCGTCGGCAGCAAGGTTGTATTCAGGTCGGTTGGAAATGTCGACATACAGGTCGGTGCGTGTCTTTGCCGGAAGCTGGGGCAGCACCTTCGCTTTCTCACGACGAATGAGACATGTGTCGTAGAGCTTCTCGGAGAGGATGGACAACGGCACGGCAGGCTTAGCGTCCTTATCCATAGGATTGGTGCAGAAATCCATGCGGAATTGCGTTGCACCGCCGAAGTCTTTCAGATGGTCGATGATGGACAACTGACTAATGAGGTCGTCGGGACGGTTGACGACAGGCGTACCGGACAGAAGGATAACACACGGCTTGTGGAAGGTGATACCCTTGCAGAAGATTGTCTGCTGTGCGGACGGGTCCTTGACACGGTGGCTTTCGTCGATGATTACCGACTTGAAGATGGAGACAGCCGGGTTGAACACTACATTCTTCAGGCGAAAACCATGCTTTGTGCCACCCTTGATGTCCCAGACGAGGTATTTGCGGATAGACTCATAGTTGACTATTGCCACGTCGTACATGCCTATTTTGAGAAGATAGGGATAAGTGGACTGTGTGGCAGTGGAGAGGACAAGCGCCTTGTGGTCGGTGAACTTTTCCCACTCACGTTGCCAGTTGATTTTGAGTGAGGACGGACAGACGACGAGACACGGGAACAAATTCTTTGCCGTGACAATGCCGATGGACTGGAGGGTCTTGCCCAGTCCGGGCTCATCGCCGATGATGAGACGAGGATGGGCAATGCCATAGTTTATGCCTTCCTGTTGGTAGGGGTATGGAGTTACTTTAAGTTTGGTGCTCATGATGATTTGCTTTGCTAATGATGCGGCATTGCCGCAGCGTACACAACCCTTCTATTCTTGCTCATGGAATAAGGAAGGTTGCTGTTGTTGTTTGAGATACTGGTCGCCACGTGCCAACTCATCGTCAACACGCCGCTCCAAATCCTTTGAACGGGCCAGAGCGGAGTGCGCACGTGTGCGGAAATATTCTTTCTGTACCGCGCGCATCTCCTTGACGGGGTTAAAGAAATCTAAGCGTCCCATTATTCATGCTGATTTGTGTGGTCTACGCCTTTGAAAACAAAAGTCGGCCCAGATGTCAATGAACTGTTTCCCTGCGTACTCCGCTAACTCGCTTGTTCGGAAGGCAAGGCGCACCCCGTCGCTCGTGTTCGAGACCGCAAGACCGCTGTTCGTGTCCGCACAAACGAGACCGCCGTACGCACTCGCACTGCCGTTCGAACGGCCGACACAGCGCCCTTTATCCTCATCGCTTAGCTGCTCATACTCTTCCTTTATGTAGAAATAGAAGTATGGATAATAACGATACTCACCTTCGGTAAACTGAGGCTCCCAACCTTCGTTGAGGGCAGCGGCGATGATACGGAGCTTGAGGTATGCGATGATGTCGGCATCGAATTTCACGCTGCTATTGTTGAAAGCGATGTTGCAAACACAAACGAACTGCTGTACAAGAGGATTGTCGTCGCCAAGTTCGTTGACAGCGTCTTGGAATGTCTTGACGCGCTCCATGACGTTGGAAGCGAATGTGTCTGCACCGAAGAGCTGCTTCATGAACTCTTTCTGTGATTGTTCAGCCTCACGGTAGGCTTTGAGCAAGGATTGCTTGCTGATTGAGATGGTTTTTTGTTCCATAGTTGTTTTATGTATTATGATTATTCATTTTATTGCTGCGACAATGCCGCAGTGTGCGCAACCCTTCTATTTAATTGGTTCAGGTATATCCATATACAATGTTGCACGGATATTATATATTCCAAGTTCTTTTGCACGTGGATTGGGAGACAGAACAGGCAGCCCGTATTCATCAATTCCATTTGGATAATTCCCGTTGACATTTGTGCCATAGCGTATTTTGCTACGTTTGACTAAGTCAACAACGCCATCACCTAAAGGATAAAAAACGAGGATTATACGTCCAAATAAAGGTTTTTTATGATTACCGTCAAGTGGAACCCAAGGTGAAACGGGGTGTTTGTCAGCCCACTTTGCGCCAGATATAAAACCTATGCGCCTTTTGTCGTTAATGATAGGAGACTCGTAAAGGCGCATTTGCTTTTTAGCTTGCTCTTTGATTTGCTCTTCTCTGGTCATAATTGAATTTTGTTTATTTCTGGAGGAACTTTTCCGTCTATTAAAACACAAAGGAGCTCTAATATGATAAACGCAACAGCCCAGAATGCTTTTGGGTAACAAGCGTAAGCAATAATGAATACAGCCCAGACGATGCTGTTGCAAATTCGCTTGATGTCGGAATGGTCTAATGTGGGTTTATTCTTTCTTGCCATCTTCATTTGATTTTAAGTACATGTCATATAGCTTTGCAGTTAAAGTGTCCAATGAATTGACGTAATGATCGTAGTCCTTCATTGTGTCGTCCACCAAGCTATTCACATTGTCGGCGTTCTTTTGGATTTTCTTGCTTAAACTTGCAATATCATTACAACATGCATCGGTGAACTTTTCATAATCCTTCCTGAGCTTCTCGACTTCTTTCTGCAAGTCGTGATGTCTTGCTATCTCACGGTACATGGTTGGTGCAACGAGGATAGCGCAGCACAGGACAATTCCAGTCATTATTATCAGTGTGTTCATACTTTCTTAGTTTACGCTGCGGCTTGTAAGCCGTGGCACGGGACGACGCTGTTATTTCCAGCCCATGAAGTTATACATCTGCTTAACGAGGTCAAGGGCCTCAGGAAGGGTCGGCCGTAGACGTGTGCAAGCAAATGCTGACAGCGTGTCGGCAAGTAGAAGACAGCGTTGTTCGTTTTCGAGCGAAGAAGGGTTTAAACTGTCATCTTCCTCCGTGCCTTTGTCTATGTAGTTAAGATAGTATTCCTCAATATCTTCATCGGCGGCATCGTCGAGGTTGAGACGCATGAAGTCTTCCTTTTCCGATGAGGATAATTCTCTGAAAGCATGGTCGAGGAGTTCGGCGATGTCGTCGTGGTCCATCTCGTGGAGGTCAATTGTTGCTTTTACGGAAAATTCGTTGCTCATGATTGTATGTTTAATGTTTCTACTGTTTATGGTCTTCTTTCTTGTCCGTCATTGGGTTGACATCATGCTCAAACACGTCGATGATGTTGGTTTCCTTGACTTCTATGATTTCGTAGTCTATCATGGTGCCAGTCATGACGAGCTTGATGGCAGATACGGCAGAGGGTAGGGTTGGAGCCTGCACGAGGTAGGTGACGTTGGAACGCTTTTCCTTTTCGGTCTTTTCGTCGATGGTGATGAAAGAAAGGACAGCTTTGTACCAGCGCGCATCGGTGTTGTTCCAGTTGACAGGTGAGTCGGACAATTTCTTGTCCCCTTTTTGTATTGCCACCTGCTGCTTCTTGATTTCGTTTTCAAGTACCAACTCTCCATCGCTCATGAAGAAGATTTCATGGAAGGCGGTAGGCGTGATGTTGGTTACCTTGTAATCGCCGGAAATGTAAACGCTCATTTCCTTTGTGATAGTCTGCTCAGCTTCGGTGAAGGATAGTGCATCGACAATGTAGATTTCGGTTACACGCTTCTGCGTGCCGTCCTCCTGAGTCTTGTCATAACGGACTTTGGTCTCGAACCAATCTGATGTACGTGAACGCATAGTTGAATGATGTTATTTGTTATTGTTTTTATTATTACCCCCCCCCGATGAATAGATAGGGATGAGGCGTGCGCGTGGGTCGCAGAGGTCCTCCATGTGGCGGACTTTGAACCACTTCTTTTGTTTCCACCGGCGGGCCTTCTGTTTTGGCGAGAGACCGCCGACGTATTGGTTTGGATATGGGTTAATGCTCATGATTGTAATTGTTTCAAGATTTATAAATCAGGGAACAGTGAGAGTTCAACGGGCTTCATTTGTCTGTTGGTTTCTCGTACTTTCGCCTTATCTCCGGCGGACACGGCGGCAGCAGGCCTTTGTCGGCCAGACGGATG